GTAATGTCTGCACCGACTGTTATAGTAGTACTACTTGCTCTTGTAAATGTTGTTGGGCCATCACCATCACCAACAATAAAAAATTCTTTTGTGTTCCAGGCAGTTCTAGTGTCAGCCATTACCTGTCTCTGTGCATCATTCACATTTCGTGGTGGCATTCCATCAGCGATACTAATTCCACTAATTGATGTGTTTGAATTAGCTGTTGTGCTATAATCTTTAATACCCATTAATTATCTCCTAATAATCCGTAATTGTTTCTTACTATGTTTGCTCTATTTTCAATCTGTCCACTTAAAGGCCTATTTGATCCTCTACCATAAGCTCCAAAAAAAGGTAGTGCAGCTTTTGTCATAAATTTATTAGTTAGAGGTGTGGAATAAGATAAAAATGGTAATGAACCCATTGCCGCTCCACCTAAAGTAACACCAGCATCAGCTCCAGCAGCAGTAGCTCCAGCGCCACCTAACATCATTCCTCCTACTAAACTTCTTGATTGTGTACCAGAGTCACCAACAGGTTGGCCCAATACTCTAGCAGCTGCTCTTGAAATATCTTGATATGGAGCTTTACCACTAGCATAGTTTTTTGCTCCACTAGTAGTTTTTGTAGCTTGTAAAACATTACTTGGTGTAAATAATCCTTCTGTATTTTTTGCAGTAGCTTTTGTTAGAGCTAACATAAAAGGATACGATTTTGCTACTTTTTCATAATTTATGTATGCATCTGTGAGACTATGTTTTTTTATATTTGTTTTAAATACAGTGTCAGTAATACTTTTAAAATAATCTCTCATGGTCACGTCTAAAGACATATCAGAACTTAATTTTTTTAATAATTGTTCTGTTTCTTGTAAAGATGTTCCTGAAACAAAATTATCTTTTTGGTTTACCATTTTTGCTGTAGCTCTTCTAACAAGATCATCAATTTGATTTTTTGTAAGACCATTTTGTGATCCAAAATCTTTTATACCATCAATGTATTGGTTTTTATTAAGACGCAATTTACTAACAACATCATCATATTTTTTTGAAAATTCAGCGCTTACATCATTAAATAAACTAGGACCATCTAATAGTTCAAAATCTTTAGGAAGTTTGATACCAGCTTTTTCTGCAAAGTCTTTGTAAATTTTTAATTGAAAATCTTTGGTTCCTCTATTAAATGCTGATGCAACCATATCACCAAGAATAGGAAGAGACGTTACTCTTTTCTCTAAATAATCTAAAACATTACCAATTACTGTTCCTTTATTAGCTTGTCCTGGTGTAACTTCAATACCAGCGTCCATTAATTTTTTTGCATCTACATTAGTTGTAGGTAAGATTTTTTGTAAAATAGTTCCAAATGTTCCGGTAATTGGAGCAGTGATTGCAGCGTTTTTAGCTCTATTCTCAAGACCATCTTCACCTGTGTTGAATCCATATAAACCACCTAATGCTGCATTTCTTGCAAAAGTTGATTTTAAAGTTCTGCCGATACCGGCTGAACCAAAAGGAAGAGATCCAGCAATTTCAGCACCAAAAGATTTTATAGGGTTTTCTTTTCTATAACTTTCAAATTGATTTCTTTGATTTTCAAGCGCATCAGAAAATTTGACATCTGCTTGAAGAGTAGACTGAAGAAACGCATCGATTTCATCTTGTAATCCTAAAGTAAGACCTTGAGCTCCAGCTTGAATTAAATTTCCGGCCTCGCTTCTGGTATTTTGAAATTCATTATTTTCTTTAGGTATATCTACAGGGGTTTCTTGTTTGATTATAGTCTCGGCATCATTACCGAGGGATGTAATTTTACCCATTACGCTTCTACCTCATTTTCTACTGCATTTATTTGATTTTCATTAACATACAAATAAGATCCAAAAGTTATATTTTCTCTGTCATTATCCACATAGAGATCACCTTCTTTTAAACTTCCATCTTTAATGGCAGATATCATTTGATCATCATTATCAAAGATATTTTTGGTTCCCATAATTCTTTCGAATCTTTCTCTATCACTAAACAACGCTTGGTTGTATGCTTCTTCTAAATCTGCAAAATTGAAACCTTTTGGGTTTTTTCTTAAATATTGATCTGCAAATAATGCATAGTCTACATTCATTCTAGCATAAGAACCTCTAGCTTTGACAAGAAGTAAGTTAGCTGTTGGAGAATTTGAAAGTTGAAGTGTTGCTTGTCCATAAAGTTTTTGTTCAAAATCAGATGATGCACCAGAACCAACAGGACGCATTCTTGGTGTTAAGAAACTTGCATATGCTTGTATTAACTTTTGAGCATCTACTTCAGCAGCTTCATCTTTTGTTAACATTCCTAATTCCAACGCTAATTGTTTAAAAGGTAAGATAGTCTCAGTAAGAGGTCCTGTTTTCATATCAGGATTTGACTCTATAATTCTTTCTAATACCGCATAAGCATTTGTTAAATCTTTTTCGTTGTTTGCTTTTTCAAGAAATCCATTGACAGTTGCTACATCTATTTTATATTGTTCTTCAAATATTATATCATCGATGTTTTGACCAAATTTTGTACTACCAGATTCCATGATATTCATAGCTTGTTTTAAATATTCAGGTGTTCCTTTTATTAAATTGGGATGTAGTAAGTCCATTTGTTTTTCTAAATTTATTCTACCATCTGTATTTAAAGCTTTTATTCTATTGGTGTATGCATCACCTAAAGCAAGATTATAAGTTCTGTCGTCATTGAATTTTTGTTGTTCTAATGCAGCTTGTGATGCTTCCGCTTTATTTTTTGCTGCCATACCTTGAGATAAAACTTCAGTAAAACTAACAGGTCTATCTGAATATCCTGAAGCTTGTCCTATTGCTGTTGCAAAAGCTCTACCAGGATTACTACTTGCAAAACCTTTTTGTTGATTTAATAAATTTGATCCTGTTGTAGCTGTAGGAAGCTCTGCATTTAGTAATCCATTTTGTGAAAGTCCTGGTTTACTATTTTGAGTATTTGTTAATAATTGAAAAGGATCTGGTGGTAATTGACCTGAGTTTAAAACACTTCTATTTTTATTTTTAAATATTTGTACCATTAACCTAACAAGCCTAAAAGGCCTCCTCCAACTGCTCCCATTCCGGGTGATATTGAATTGAAATTACCGGCTAAATCTGCACCCTGTAATGCACCTGAAAGTAAAGATCCACCTACATTTCTAAAGACAGGCTTATTTTCTATAGTAGTTTGTGGAACAGGCGCTCCAAGCGCTCCTAAATATTGGTTGAGTTTCATATATGGTTTCTGTTGCTCATAATTGAAACGTCCTAAACTATCTTCTAACATTGCAGTTGATAAATTTTCACGTTCAGCGCCTACGCCAGCTAAAGCTTGAATATCTGTGTAATCTGCATCAGCTAATCCTGGTGCAAGTTGCGTAGAGTTTACCATGTTAGCTCTTTCAGTATTGTAATTGTTTGCATAAACTTCATTTGCTAATTGCCCTAAAGAGTCTGCTAAGATTTCTTGATTAGCACCGCTTCCAAATCTACCAGCATTTGTAAATTGAGAATTAATTTGTGAAGTCACATCACCAGCCATATCAGAATAAAGATTTTGTAAATAAGGATTTGATCCTGGATTTAAATATTGTCCGGTTAAAATATTATTAACTTCTGTTTGTGCAGATCCTAATAATGGATTTCCTTGAATAGCTCTTGCTTCTGCAAGTTTTAAAGCTTGTTCAGTTTCTGGAGCAAAGCCAACATATGTAGCATCAGGATAAAAATTAGGAGCTGATGATTCATATAAATTTTGAGCATCATCTAGAGCTGGAGTTAAATATGGTTGTATATATTCACTAGGCTCATTTGTGCTCGTTGTAGTTACATTACTTGGATTACTGCCTTTACTCATTTTATTTCCTTACTTAATATTATTACTTTCATTTTAAATCCTTTTAATTTTCTTACCCATCCTTTACGTCCAGCGACTTCAAGGTGAGTACAATTATTTCTCTTAGCAAATTCTTCTATGACTTCTTGTATTCTTGATAGCCAATTATTTAAATTCGTTCCACCAGCTAAAAAATATCTTAGTGTTTTAGTTCTTGGGTATTCGCAAATTTCAGTGACAACAGCACTTTCAACTTTATTGTCATTCCAACTTATAAAAAGCTGCATTTTCTTATTAATTAAACCATACAAAATATCTTTAATTTCATATGTTTCGTCTAATGCTTTTTCTAGTAATGGAGCTACTTGAGCCCAGATTAAATAGATATCTTTAACGGGTACTCGTGTACAAACATTATCCAATAATGCAGTAGGCGAGGTTTTGGTCTGAGTTGCTTGAACTTGCATGTGTTAATGTTGCGCTCCCGGACGCTCTAGCAGAAATATGCATTCCATTTAAAGCTGTTCTGCCATTAGCAGTTATGGGCATAAATAGAATTATAGAATTACCACCAAGTCTTGCGTCTGTTAATGTTGTCGATGTTGCAGATGCACTTAAAGTAATAGAACCGGTTGAATTTAGTTTACCATCAATCGTGCTGTTTAGAGCCTGGGCAACAAGTCTTAAATGTTGTGTATTATCACCCATTTGTAAGGGCACATTTAAAAACTGATTAGACATTATCTTTTACCTTCTGGTCTAGCCTCTACGTCAATTCCAAGAAGTGTAGAAAAGTTTCCAACAACTTTAACTCTTAGTCTATGGTACCTACTAGTCTGTCTTAGTGGGCAATCGCCACTTTCTGTTAATGCAACTGCTGTTCCTACATTTAAAGAAGCAGCTTGAGAATCTCTAGATATTGGAGTTACTGTAATTACTGATGTTTCACCATCAAGATCTACAATAGGCCTACAATTAATTAATGTTGATCTTTTATTTTCTATGCCTTCAAACTCGCTTGAATCTATTGTAGCTGATAGAGAAGCACCTAAAAATTTACCAAATTTATTATTTTCATCAAAGCCTGATAACCCTACGATACCACTGCCATAAAAATAACTATCTAAACTTTTTGGTAGTGTGTCTAGACTTCCTAAAACATCTAAAGACTCCAAAGTTGTAAAACCTTGTTGTGAAGCTGTGCTAATAAACTGTAAAGATAATCCTGATCCGGTAGACCATTTATCAATAGCATAATTATAAATTAGTAATTTATTATTAATTGATCCAGCACTTGTAGCACCAGAACCTCTATAGCTCCATAAGACTATAGAATTATTAGGATCAGTAGCGCTTGTAATACCTTCAAAATTAGAAGTTACATCATTGTAAAAAAATTCATTTATACGTCCTGAGCCAATTGGCTTAATATCAGAACCATTTGTTAAAGAGTAAAATCCATCTTGTGCTAAAAAGTAAATTGTATTACCAAAAGATACAATAGACTTTGGTGAAAAAGCACCTATGTCAGCTATTTTACTAAACGTAAAAATTAATGGAGTACCTACATAATCACATCTGTAAATCGCTCTTTCAAAAAATATTATTCCAAAACTTTCATTTCCAACAATTCCGGTTATAGCACCATGACTACCAGGTATATCTTGAAAACCACTTTGTGTACTTTGTGATGGAGTCCACTGTGAAGAGTTATTAAGACCACTCCATTTAACTCTTTGATAGTAAGAAGTTCCAGATTCAACTGTATAAGCTGTAAAAACAAATTCTCTAATAATTGCTAAGTATTTTGCTTTTATGGAAACTAAGTCAGCAAAAGCACTACTACTTGCTTCATTAAATACTTGAATGTTATCAGCAAAATTACTTGCTATAACATTGTCACCAAATTTTACAAATGACCAAAAATCTTTACTACCTTCAGTAGTACTGTTGTTGTAACCGCCTGATTTCGATTTATCTATAAAATTACCAGATGTATTCATCTGATATAATTTTGTTTGATCACCAGAATAATTAACAGTTCCAGCTGCACCAAAAGATGTAAACAATCCAACCGGCTGACTAGCCAAAGCTGTATCACTTAGTTTTACGAAACTTGGAAAACTTTTATAGCCTTTTGCTAAAGGTATAACATTATCTATAGCAACTGATCCTTGGTTTTTATAACTAGGAAGATCTGCTTGTAAATCCCCGAAATCAATCATTAGATCACCGATCTAGAAGAAATTTGAAGAGCATGTGAAGCTGTTCTTCCATTCACAGAAGTTTCATTTGCTCTTTGTATTGACTCTTTATATAAAGTTGACCAAATCGTTAATCTTTCGTCTTGATGTATAAACGGAGCACTTTCAGCTAAAGCTGCATATAAGTATAAATTTGGATAGTTTTGTAAAATATCATTTGTTGTATTAGTTTCAGATAAGGTTGCAATTTTTTTGTAAAAAGCTATTTCTAAATTTGTTGCTGTATCTGGTTTTGGTCCTAAATAAATCTTTGATCCTACTATTGAAAAGAAATTAGGAACACCTGAAGATACGCTTGCATTTAATTGACTAAAGAAATCAAAATTCGATTTATATCTAAGGGTAATATAGGGATCACTTTTATATAAAACATAAATAGCTTCTATAAAACCTGTAGGTAGAGAATAATCTTGAGTTCCACTTACTGTGTTTGTTGTGTCATCAATCGTTTCCATTTCACGTACACGAAGTTCATTATTTAAACGTGTTTCTGCTAAGCTAATAAAATCTGGAATGTAGGAAGTTAAGTCACTTCTATTTAGATAGTTAGCAATTGTTGTTTTTAAATTCGTGTAAGTGTCTATAGACATTTAGGATAGTCTACCTTTCCAAATTCTAAGTTTTTCATTATTGGAGTCATCCAAGTATTTAAATAATCTTGCTCTGTCTAATACTTTTCCGGAGTAACACATAATTCCCATCTTAGCTAACCTTTCAAATTCAATCATTGGAATGCTAGCAAGTCTTCGCATTTTCATATCTTCAAAACCATTAAGTCTAAAATTTTGATTATTTTGATCCTTAACGTTTTGTTCAAGAACTTTTTCTACATCTTGAGTATTTTCAACATGCAGTTTTTTTTCAACTTCATCATAATGTATGATTGATTTTACAGCGGCATTTGCATTACCATCTACGTTAAACTTTGTAGTCATATTAACCTTTAATCGCTGCGTCTATTTGTTGATCTAAAAAGTCTCTTGTTTCTAGTCCTTGTGATCCCATAGCTTTTTGCATTGGGTTAAAAACTTTCATACCACTAGCAATTTTTTTATTTTTGTTTTTATTGCTACCTACTGATTTTACAAGATTACTTTTACCTGGTTTATAATTTTTTTTTCCTGGTTTGAATAACATTTTTTTCTCCTTTTAATTAGTATTGTATAGTTATGTGCCCAACAGCGCCCGCAGAAGCTGCACCATTTTCTGCCCAAATTTTTAAAGTTACATCTGTACTAATCGGATCAGTTTTTAGTGAAAACTTTTCTGATTGTCCTGTCGCTACTCCTGATTTAGTATGATCTGAACCACCAGAAGTTTTTACTTCTATTTTCCAAGTTGTTCCGTCAGGATCAGTAATTGTTCCAGTAACATCTACATCCCATCCACCTGATGCACAACTTTTAGAAACCTTTGCATATCCAGTTTCATCTAATGTAAATTTCATAGTTGAAGTGCTACCTAATAGATTATCAGGTAATTCATTTTCTAGTATTGACATAATTTATACTCCTGTGTTAATGAAAAAAGGGAGGGCATGAAAACCCTCCCAGTCCTTTATTCTGCAAGTAAATTATGCAGTTAAGTTAAATATTCCGTAGTTTGCGTTAGGTGATTGAGCAATTAAACACCACTCAGTTGTAAGTAGCTTTTTCTCGTTATCACCAGCGCTTGCTAGATCTTTAGTCGCAAAAGGGCGCAATTGGCCAAGCGAAAATGTGTCCATCTGTAATATGTCCACACGATTTGCGTTTTGATATCTATCTGGCACGAAGCTTAAAGTTCCGAAATCTGAGATATACAAATCTACAGCACCGGTTGTAGTCATTTCAGATGCTGGCTGATACTTAGAGGCAACACCGGTAAAACCACTAGCAATCTGCTTATGTGATGGTGACATTAATACTGCCTCTGGATTTCCGCCCAAAGTGTATGCTTTTAGAACACCAGCTTTTAGTAATGCTTCAGTAAAAGTTCTATTTGTACCTCCCGCGAATGCGACACCGCCAGCTCCATTGGGACTAGCTGAGTTTGAGTTTCCAGAAAAGTTTGCAGCAGCAGTACTTGTGCCTGGAATGTTTCCGCCATACCACGAAGATAGGGAGGCGGTATTCCTGGCTGTTCCTGATGAACCATTAGCTACAGCTGTATTAAGACCAACAAGCATAAGCTCCATGTCTCTTTTTAGCTCACGACCAGCTTTAGAAAGTTGGTAGGCCATTTCTGTGCCGCTTTTTCCAGCTTGATCCACTGCGTCTACAGTTCCAGAAACAGTGATTGCTTTTGCAGATATAACTGTTCTGTTTGAAAGTTTAACAGTTGCAGATCTGTCTAGAGCTGCATAGTCATCACCCTCTTTTTGTGCGTTTGAAGCAGCATCAGCAAGTGAGTCTGTGCTCCATTCGTGTAATGTTTGGCTTACAGAGGTCTTACCAATTCCTGAAAGGAATGGAACTTCTGTAGGCGCGATATTGTAAATAATGTCTTCAAAACTTTCTTTCATTGAGTTGGAATCAAAAGTCTCAAAGGTATTTGATGGCACTGCCATATTTATCTCCTTTTTTTATAGATAGATTTATCTAAAGTTTATTGTTATTTAAAAGATCTTCTAAAACCGATGTAGCATCTTTTACACTGCCCGATTTCTTCAATCTGTCCATTTTTGATTTCATACGTTTAGAACCTTCAGCGATGTCTTCCACTTGATTAGTACTACTCATGGTTTTTGGAACTGCATTAACTTTTTTACTTTTGATTTTGCTATCACGAAGTCTTTGATACTTCATAGCATTAGCAAGTAATAAGACTGAACGATGGTCAACTAACATGCCAATCTCTTCGGTAGTGAAACCTTGAGATTTTGCAAATTCAACCAATTCAGTTCTAAATGCTGGTCCTTTATTTACGTCTGCATAAATAGGTAAAGCGTTTTCCAATTTAGTTCTTTCAGAACTAATGTACTGATCGTAGATACGATCTTGCTCACCTTTTTTTTCTTGATAGACGCGAGCTTGTTCTCTTTGAGCTTCTACAAGAGCTTCTTTCTTTTTATCAGATTCAGCTTTTGCACGAATATATTCATTCGGATTAGTTTGTAGAAGTTTATCGAGTTCAGCTTCTTGAGTTTGGGTACTATTTAAAAAGTTTATAACATCATTAAGATTTGCTTCGTATAAATCTCTTTTTTGCTTAGCCTCTTGATACTCTTTTGTAAGATTATTTTTAATTGAATCTATCTCTTTTTTTTCTTCCGAAAGTTTCTGAGTTTTTTGAGTATAATCCTTTTGCATAAGTCTTTGCTTTTTAAGATCTTCTAAAGGTACTTGCTCACCATCAATGTTGATAAAGTCTTCAGTTTTCTCAATTGGCACTTCCTCATCCAATAGGTCAATAAGCTCAGCATCTTCACCTAATTCATCATTGTTCTTTTCAGAAGTGACTTCTTCAGATTTGGACACATCGCTTTCGGTTTCTTGATTTCTTGAGGCATTAGGATCTAATCCTAACAGATTTTTCAAGTCACCTACTGCATCACTTGGGTTATTGTATATTTTACGCTCAACTGTTTCCTGTGTAACGGGATTATCAGTTGCAGAGTCCACTTGGGATTGTTCTGACATCTTAACTCCTTATTTATGATTTGTTGTTTTTTGTTGCAAGTTTTCCTGTTTCTAAAACAGTTTGCAATTCGTTCACAACAACTTCTAACATTTTTCTCATTTTCCAAATGTCTTCTCGTTGTTCTGAATTTTGTGTATCTGAATTTATCCATTCGTTCATAAGTTCAGATCTAATTTTGTTTATTGATTCTACAAAAATATCATTTTGTAAAATTTCTTTTGCTATTAATCCTCTTTGGATTTCATTATCTGCCGCCATAAAAACCACCTAGTTTTTCAGAAAATTTACTTGTATTAGATGATCCGATATTTCTTCCAATGTTTTTAGCAACAGTCGCTTTGTAGTTTGTGTCATTTCTTGAGCCATCATCATTTCTTAGACTGTTGCCTGTTGGGGTAGATCCTGTCATATCTACTGCTATTGGTGTTCCTTGTTGATTTGATCTGTTTGATTCTGCATTTTCCATACTTCTTAAAAGATCATCAACTGTACTTTGATTGTTTCCTAGAACTTTAGTACTGCCAACTCTGTCTAAGTACTTTTCTGGTGAAAACATCTGATATAAGTTACTATCTAAAACTTGTCCAAACGCGAAAGGATTTGTTCCTAAAGGGTTATTTAAATATGGCCAAGGCCCTTTAACATAATATGGAGGTCGATTTTTAAAACTAGTTTGATCGTATATAGTATCAACTGCTGTTCTAAATCTATCTTCTCTTCTTTCTGGTCCACCAAATAATTTGTCAAGTAAACCTAAACCGAATATCGGTGGTGGTGCACCTACAGAAGGATCAAAATTATAATATTTTCCATCAGCATCTTCACTTTCAAAATATTTATCAATTTCGTTACCAGCTCCATAAGGATCAGTAACATCTCTTGCCATCCTATCATAAGCTCTTTCACTAAATGTTTTAGTTTCTTCACGATCACGACTGTTATCTAGATCGTCTACTATAGGAACACATTTTTGTAAATAAGGATCATATGTTTCACCTAGTCCACATGCATAGGGATCTGGTTCTGGTTCGTTAGGATAAATAGTATCTGTAATAGGATTAGGATATAAAGCGGTTGGATCTAATTCTCCAGCTAGCTCTTGTTGTGTTCTGATATCATACATAGGATTACGGAACATACCGGCAGAGTTAGTGTTATAAGCATACTCATCTTTATTGTTTGCTATAATATCTTTAGCTGTTGAGCTTTGCATAAAAGGAACCATTATTTACCTCTTAAAATTTCTGATGCTAGTTTTTCATTAGCATATTGTTCATTATTTTTTTTTCTAATAATTTCGTTAGCGAGTTTTTCTTGTTTCAATTCTAATTCTTCTTCTTTAAATCTATTATCAGATTGTAATTTTTGTTGTTTAAATTGTATGTCAGCTTGATCTTTTGCTTGTTTCATTTGTAGTTCTTGTTGTGCTAGAACCATAGCTGGATCAGGTTGTTTTTGTTTTTGTTGTTTAGGAGGTTCATTTTCAGGATTATTAAAAAATTGTGTAGCATCAGCATAGCCAGCATTTTCTAAATATTTGGCAAGTGTGTTGTAAACATTTTGATTTTTAACAATACCCATTCCACCTTTACTTAGAATTTTTTCTTGTACATTTAAAACTCTTGTTAAAACTTCTAAACGTTGATCTTGTGATCCTGTTCCTAGTCCTACTTGCACTGTTGCATTATATCTGTCGTGCCATTCTCTAGGATTCATAGTAATAAATTTTCCTCTTAGACGAATAATTCTTTCTTTTTCTTGATGTGTACACGTTAACTGTAGAAGGCCCTGGAACATTCTTCTAATACCTTCAGCAAAATTTCTAGCAATCAATTCTAGTCTTTGAGTACTAGCATTCATCATAATGTTAGCACTAGAAGCAGTTGTATGAGATTTGTTAATTTGATCAGCATTTAAACCCATGGTGGCTTTTGAAATACCACTTCTTGCTTCTCTAATATCATCAAGCTTTGCAAGCATTTGTAATGCGTCTGGAATAAAGTTAGGAGTTACTAAAGGCTTGATTGCGTCTGGACTTTTAACTCTAATAATACCGCCTGGTCTTGAAACCATTACGTCATCAAGATTTGCCATAGAGTCTTGAACGATAAGTCTACCGGAATTTAGCTTATACATATTGTCAAGGCATTGTCTTATCACAGTAGTCTTTATGGCCTGTATATCACCTATTTGATCGTACATTGATAAACCAAAAAATCTGTGTGGCATAGGATTGGCTACACACATTGCGAAAGGAATAATTTCTATTTCTTCATTAGATAAAATTTTTATATTGCTAGATCCATTACCGCCAACTGTAATTTTTCTTAATTCACCAATACCATCACCATCCATATCTACTTTCATGTAGCATTCAGTAACTATGACTACTGTCTGGGATGGATCTATATTAGAGTAATTAAAATCTGTTGTGTCATCATCATAAGAACGTCTTTCTTGCGATTCTGTATTATAAACATCTTCATCAGCAGCTGCTAAATCTTCGACATCATCTCTTTTAAAACCCATGTCAATGAGTTCACTTCTTGTTTTATAACATCTTTGTGCAATAAAATTACAATCATCTAAGCTAGTAGCTTTTTTAGAAACTAAAATATTTTCTGGAGCAACATTTTCAATTGCAATTCTTCCATACTCTTTTACGCGCTTCACTTCTACATCATAGAGTAGCTCTTCACCTTCATTATTTTCTTCAACCTTTACAACATCCACTTCATCATCAACAAGTAACGATTGATATTCTATTTCTGTTAAATTTTTATATCTTTCTTTTTTTTGTTCTTTAGAAGTTTTCCAATAGTATTTAACAAAACCATTTTTACTAATTAAAGCATCTTTAAACATAGTATGTAGAATGCTATGGCCAGAGTTATCTTTTAAGAAAATATGATTGATAAAATCACTAGCTTGTTCAGCATATTCTACATCTTCAGGTCCTGTAGGTTGAAATCTTACAATGCTTTCACCTTGTGTAAAAACTCTCATAAGACTTGGCATAGTAGAGTCTACGAGCTCTTGTAAATCTTGCGAGACTACAGCGCTTGATCCTTCGACTTCATTACCAAGAGGTTGGCCTAAGTAATATCTTAGAGCATCTTTTCTATGTTTACTTAATTCACCAGAATAAAAGCCAAATGAATTAGCTATTTCTTGTCCTATTAAAGTTGTAAGTGTGTGTTTATTAATTTTTTTTGCCATTTTATATTATTGCCATTTTTGGATACTGAATTTTTGCTTCCCAGCTAGTAGACGATGATATTGCTGTGCACATATATCTAAAACTATCGGCTGCGTGACTTGCCCAGGAATGTTCTGGTCTATCTTTTGCTTGTCCTTTATCATTTGTTGCCCATCGATATTGTCTAAGAGCATTGAGTCCTTCTTTTGTTTTTTCATAATCAAACCAACATTTTGACATAGTCATTCTTACGGAATTTATGCCATCTAATATTGGTAATTTAGGTACAATCTGTGCCGGCATTCCCAAAGACAATGCGGTTTCATATCTAGAAACACCTGTTCCCAGCTCTCGAACTTTCGCGTCATGTGGAAGCCAGATAGTGTTATACATGTAGCCTTTTTCTTCTAAAATATTTGCGTAGTAACGAAGAGACTCACCAGAGTCTTCAAAATAATCGATAATGTGTAGAGCTGTACCTTTTTTCTGTACAAACCACATAGCTGTTTTGTCAGCCATTCCAAGATCTAGAAATACTTCTGTTTTTAATTGATCGTCATGAGGAACTTTTGTTACTCGTCCTTCTTCATCAGCTTTATTTAATGAAGTTGAGTAAATAGATCCAATAGCATTGGCTTCAAAGCTTACTTCATACTCAGCTGCGAATACTTCTGGAGGCATAATCTTTCTTGCCTCTTCAAGTTCTTCAGGATCTATAATTCCTGTTTCGCTAGCTTTATAGATTTTAGCAAACCAATTATCATTTTGTAAAGCTTGTTGGTATATGTCGTATAAAGGGCCACCAAATCCGTTAGGAGTACCTGTAAAGATTGCGTTAGAGTTTGGCCTATCCGATAATGCTGGTCTAATGACTTCAGCAAACATGTTAGGCGGAAAATTTTGATATTCATCTAATACGATACTATCAATGTAAATTCCTCTTAATGAATTTGGACGTTCAGCACCTAGTAATTGTATTCTAGCTCCATTAGGAAAGTCTGCACGAAGTTCTGTTTCGTGATATTGCATTTCAGGTATTACGGAAGTGTAATGCTTTAAAAAATCCCAGGCTATACGCTTAGCACTGCTATAGGTTGTGCAAATAAGATAGTTTCTGGGCCTTGGTAATGGGTTTGTTAATGCACTTCTTATAAGGTGATTAACAGCTAATGTAGACTTGCCAAATCTTCTATGACAACAAAGAACGTTAAATCTTTTTAAACTATTATGAACATCTAATTGATGCTGTCGTGGCTTGTAAGGTATAGTAACTTTCATTCATTAGCTTTCTATTCCCCAGGTTCCTCGTTCTTTTGATTTAAGAAGTCTTGCATTCTTCCTAATGTATTACCTTTAACAATGCCTTTACCTTTGTAGTCAGGTACCACTGTTTTTTCATTCATGGCTTGCACAAATGCTGCAAAAGGATCATGAATTGGTTTTTTATTTTTTTTAGATGTCTGTTTTTTTTTCATTGTTATAATGGTGATAGCAAAGGAAGTAGACTTCCCCAGCTGTATCTTCTGGTGTAATTCCTAAATTTCCCCAATCATCACAAAATAAGCATGATCTATTTCTTTTTTGCTCATCTCTGGACCAATTGATGACTTGCTGCATGCTATAGAGAGCACTAGACGGGATATCTTTCTTCTTGAGTGGAAAAAACATTATGAAAAATCCTTTCTGACAAGAAATAGGTTCCCTGTGCTGTTCTACGACCCCGATGGGGTTGCATACCATATGTAGTATGCCTTAGATGTTGCAAAAATGCAACAGTCAGAACCCTTGATATACAACGATTCTAGATTGTCGCATAATATTCATTATAGGCGATTGAATAACATACTATATATAGACTTGATGACAGAAAAGAGAAAACTCATAACCTTCTTAATAAACTCAATGGTTTTAAGACATAGCTTATGCAATACAACCATAAGCTTTTCTACATATTCAACAATGTTTAAATACAATTTCATCATAATTCGATCTATTACTACTACCTCTCTATCTCTCTATATATATCTAAGATAAACTAGGACCTTAGAGTTCTACTTACTTCTGCCATTCAATTATAATTTGTGTGTCGTCTGCGGTTTTGATTGCCATTCTATCTTTATCTGTGCCATACAGCCTGGAACTGATCTTGCTTGCACTGAAATGTTTCTGCTTAACCCAGAGCTCTAAGAGTTTAATCTCAGGTAACGTTAGCTTTCTTGTCTTGCTATCTACTATTAGCTGCTCAAGCTTCTCATCTACAGTAGACAATGAGTAGTCAATACCCACAGCTCTTGCTTCATAGTATTTCTTATTTAACTCTTCATCTTTTTTTAAGTAAGATCTAAATGTTGACCAAGATATACCAGCTTTCTTTAGTGCATCCTTTGCATACATACCACTCTCTAAATCTTCAAAGATCTGATTGATGCGTGTTTTGTTGTAGACGCTGGGCCTACCTAATTTTTTAGTGGACAGTGAACTCTTCATATTCTTCTTGTTCTCTTTCATAATCTAAAGTTTCTGCAAATGTATCTAAAAAGATCTCTGCCTCTTGCTTTGTTTCATACGTACCGAGACACATTAGTATAGCGTACTTACCATCTTTGTTTTTAATGATTATATATTTGTGATCTTTTAATGGCATTGTATAACATCTTGTCTAATATGTCCGGCTGATCTTGAAACGTTGATTGAAGTTTTTTTTTTCAGTACGAAGTTCTTCTAACATATTGATAATATTTGTTGGTTTTACACTTAGTGTTTCACATATATAAAGGAAATCATCATCTTGTAAGTTAAACCAATTCTCAGCTTGTTCTTTTCGTTCTGGATGATTATTGATATCAGGATCACCGGCAATTCCAATAGCGTCTTTCATTGCCTGGGATATTACTGCGATATATAAACTTTCTTCAGGTATAAACATATTCCTCTATTCACCCCGATTTCTAGACACAATTCTTGATTGTACTTGCAGTATAACACATAAGCCATGCCATCAATGGTAAACAAAAAGAGAACAGTGAACTATTTTATAAATTATAATAATCTCTTATGGTTAATAAACCTTCTCTAAACTTAACAAGCTTCTTTCTAGCTGGTTGATTATCTATGAGTACAAGCATTACAATTTTATGATAATCACCTAAAGTTCTGTTGATATCTCTAAGCTGTGTTTGTGCATCGTTTATAGCATTTAATGTGTCTTGTAAGTCTGACTGAATAATATCTTTTTCTATAACAGCTGTAACTTTCTGTTCATAATGTGATTTATGGTAGATTTGTTGATACTTAACTCCACATACATAAAGGTCCAGATTTATGTCTTTATCTTTTGGATATAAAATATTCTTTTTATAATACCAATGGAGTAGATCTTTATAGACAAGCTCCAATCTTTTTGGTTCTTTGGCCTGTTCAATATATGCAACCTCCAGGCCATCACCAGCTCTATAGTATTTGCCATTCTCACCCCGTTCAATTTGTTGTGCTCCAAAATCTGAAATTTTAACTTTTGATTTCTTATCCATATTTTTCCTTCAGTTCATCAAACTTAGATTGTGTAATACCAATAGGTCTTCCAGCGTTCACACTCATTTGATACCTACTCTTTTCTAATATTTCTTCAGTCTTTTTAATTTCGTCTGGTGAGTTAATGTTCACTACTTTTGATTCATCTAAGAAGCTAAGATTACTTAACCAACTGCTTGGATATGCAGCAAAGTTTTTATCTTCTAATGCATTGTAATAATTGTTGTAAAGCTCAGATAGTTTTTCTGGTTGTTCTAACCATTCCTTATCTAGCTTGCTATAGTTTTTTATTGCCTGACCTTTAGATTTTTTATTAATACAATTATCCCAGAACTTATTAAATAATTTAATAGAAGAATATGTAAATGAAGATGAAGAGGAAGAAGAAGAGAGAGGTTGGCTCTTTTTAACCTTGAGGTTACCTTCAGGTGACTTAGAAGTAACCTTTAATTTAATATTTTTTTGTGCTGCACTATTTTGTTTTTGTTTTTCAATCTGATCTAATAAACCTTTATGATGATATTTTCCATTTATTAAAATAAAGAATTTTTCTATTACATAATTCATATTATTAAAGTCTTCATTAGTTACACACAATCTATCTATAGACTCTTGATCAAAGCCAGAGTGGTTATCACACCAATATTTACACATCAGTTTAAAGTAAAGACCAGCTTCACCATTGTTTAAGCAAATTGTTTCTGCTAGTTCATTGGATGCGTACAGCTTGAACCAGGGTAATTCCATATTGCTCATATGTTTATAAAATTTGTATTCCGGATTTAGATGCGGGGGTAAAATATACCCAATTTTTTGTTTTCAATCTTTGGAGTAACATAGCTACATTGCTCTTAACACAACCATAGCTGTCAGCTAATTCTTGATATGTTGGTTGCTTATGGTTTGCGTGATATGAAGTTAAAATGTTGAGTAGTTTCTCTTGACACTTCGTTAATGGCTTTTTTTTTCTGTATTCTTTTAATGTTTCTTCAATTTCTATTGCTCTTCCATAAATCTGGAATTTTCTGTGCTCAGTCATGAGGCCCTACTACACGACCTCATGACATTATGACTATAACATAGCGAAGCTATTAGGAGGACTCGGAGAACATCATATAGAAAATAACTTCGCATAATTATTTCTATATTGAAAAATATAGGATTAATATAGCTTATTTATGTACGTATAGAAATATTGTTTACTTTTGTGTATTAAACGTGTTATCTTGGTGTCGAAATAAATGGAGTTAAAATGAAAGATAAACAAAAATTTTTAGACTTATTACAATTGAAGAAAAACGAAAGTGGTTTAAGCTCAGCTAAGTTCTTAAATAATGCAGTATCAGAGAGTAAATTTTCAAAATTTATGCAAGATGCTGATTATGCTTTAACTGATAAATCTTTATCAGAAATTTTAAAATCAGTAGACATAGATTTATATAGTCTTTTATATAATGAATTAGCGGAAAATGATCCAGGAACATATGTTAAAATTAACTATCAGTATGGTGAGGATGGTATTCTTAAACCTTTAAGTATGGGTGACGTAAGCAGTTCATTAAGACATAAACAATGGAGGAAACATCAAGCTGTTTTGTGTAAATATTCACCATATGAAGGTTGGATTAGTTTATATAAAGAGTCTGAAAAGAATAATATTTTATTAAAAGATGTTTATAAAGCACCAAGTATTGTATTTTTTAAAGATAAACACCCTATGATGGGTATTTACAGCTCTGCAAACATTCTTACTAGCAAGAAAGTTTTAGTCAATGAAATTACTTTTGAAATTGTTGATTTAAATTTTGATGAAGTTATAGCGGTATATCCAATAGATTGTTCATTTGCTCCAAAGATAGCATAAGTAATAATGTTTCTTTACGTATATAAAATATATTTCTATAAAGTTAAAAATTTCTTGTAAGGAAACGAAAAAAAACATAAAGTCCTCTTAACAAACACAAAGGAGGCACCATGAAGTATATTAATCTTCATATTGCACAGACGACCAATGCAATAAAACCTTATATTTATAAGGATAATCACAAATTTAAAAGACTTTTTAATGCGGATAGTATTTTAAAATTTGTTTTCTACTCACTATTTTTAATTATGTTGTTTCAACTTTTAAGGTTCGTAGTTAGTTAATGGCACAAATAGAATATCAAGTTGATGGTGAAGCTTGTTATAGAACAACCGACATTTTAAATGATGCTATTAATGAGTCTAAAGGTCTACTTATCTGGGCCAACAGGCTTGGAAAACAAGACATAGATTACTTTTCTGAGTTACAAACTGCGCAGTCTATTGGAACAGAATTTCATGATGCTGCTGAGGCTTATGTTAAGGACAGTGAAATATTAAATGATTTTCAACATGTAGAGACATCTCATTGTTTTAGTAAATTTAAAAAATGGTGGGATGCAGATATGACTGAGTATGAAATTGTTAACACAGAGCTGTCACTAGTATCACCAACTTATCGTTTTGGAGGCACCTTAGATTTATTATTAAAAAAAGATAATGAATTTATATTAGTGGATTACAAAACTTCATCACAAATTAAATTAGACAATATTTTGCAAGCTGGCGCTTACTCACATTTACTACAAATTTCAGAAAATATAATTGTAGATAAATTTTTACTTGCCAGGTTTGGTAAAAAAGAAGACGACAAGGATTTTGAAATAAGAGCTTATGACAAATCCGACCTAAACAAATGTTTTGATCATTTTTTATTAATGCTTCAAACATTAAATTCAAAAAACAAAGTAAAAAAACTTTTAAAAAAGAAAGGATCAAAAGTTAAATGATAGACTTACAACACAAAAAAACAGCAGAAGATGAAGTGTATGTCTTAGAGCAAAAAATAGAAGCTCATAAGAATGATAATGCAAGATTGAAGTACGATTACGAAAGACTAAAGATGGATTGGCAAGAGTTAGTAGAAGCTGAAGTTCATGGAAGACCAAAGTCTAATACTATTCCTTCAATGCCTAAATCAATTTCTGATGCTATTAAACAAGTTACAGAAGGAATTAAGCCAATACCTAAAGATGGTAGTAATACTTTTCAAGGCTACAAGTACATGTCTGTAGATAGCGTTTTAGCAATGGTTGGTCCTTTACTAGCGAAGTCAGGATTAGTTGTTACTGTTGATGAAGTAGAACATAAAATTGTACCTGTATCTGGTAAGGGCATGGACCTACATATGATTTACAAAGTAATTTTATCTTGCGGTGAAGACACTTGGCAATATGTAAGTACTGAGTATCAGACTGTGCCATATAATGGAGCAGTTTCTAAAGGTACTGCACAAAGCTATATGCTAAAGCAATATTATAGAAAAAGATTTTCAATTGCGACAGGCGAAAAAGTTGAAGTAGAAAGTCTTGACAGTGAGACAGATAAGAAGACAGGCTATTCAACCAGATACAAAGAACAAGAAAAAACAGTAGTAAACGTTAGCACACCAAAAGGAGTAAAGAATGACTGATTTTATACCAAGTAAACCAATATTTAACATAGTGTCCAAAGATGAAAAAGACGTAAATGGATTTAATAAATCTTTTGGTAAGATGTACATCAACGAAAGTAAATCCGGTAAAAAATATTTTAGTTTAAAAATGCAAGAAACATTACATGGTACTGAAAGTTGTTATTTAAATATTGTTGATCGTGGATTACAAGTTGTAATTATTGATTATATAAATAATCATCCAGAGATAACACAAATTAACAAATCTAATGATAGTCCAGCTGCAAATAATGAAGTTGATTTAAGAGCAGAAAGAGAAAACGATGCAGCTCGAGATAATCCAAATTATGATAGATATGGAAATATCATACACAATCAGTGAAAAGATTAAGGTCAACTAAATACTTAGGCTTTGTTAGAAGTCATCCTTGTATGATTTGTGAAAATGACTTTGGAGTACATGCACATCACTTACGAAAAAAAAAAGACAATTACCCAAAAGCTATGGGTATGAAAGTTAGTGATGAATTTACAGTACCTCTTTGTCATTCTTGTCATTCTAGGTTGCATCAACCAAATTCTTCAGAGGATAGATTTTGGGATGCTGAGTATTTAGGTGATCCTTATAACTATGCAGAAAAATTAAGAAGGGAATTTAATGAATAATCCAAAAAGCATATTTGAGTTATCGAGAGACTCAAACGGAAGAATACAACAATTTATAGATGTAGGTAAAGCTTGGGCCATGCAAGACCATAAACGCAGACTTTTAGATGATTTAAAAAAAGTAGTTAAATCCGAAGTGCAAGCTCCACTTCTAAAGGAAGGTAAGAGCTTAGGCGCTAGCGAGGTTATTGCTTATGCATCAAAGGAATATAAGCAACATTTAAAGAGTTTAGGTGAAGCTACACTTGCTGCAAATGAGAGACAAATAGAATTAAAAGCATTGGAAATGAAAGAAATTAGTCAAAATTCTATGAATAAATTGGCTAGTAAAGAGAGAGGTATGTATAAATGAACATAGAAAAAGATAGTGATTTACAATTATATAGAATTGAAGACCTTATGAAACTGTTTCAGGTCCAAAAAAAGACCCTATATACAATGCTTAAAAGATGTGAAGATAAATATCCTGAAGAAGAATTTTATATTAAATTACCAATTCATAGACGTTTTAATAAAAATCATATAAACAAGATAATAGTATGTTTAAACTCAAAAGAAGACCTGGTGGAAAAGTCTGGCAAATCACAGGATCAATTGACGGAAAGCAAATTAGAATATCTTCAGGAGAGACGATAAAAAAATTAGCCGAAGAAAAATTAAGAGAAGAAGAAAATGAATATCTTAATCAATCTAAAGGTATAAAAAAACATTTACCTAATCTTGAAAAGTCTGCAAGCGAATATATCAATATAAAAAATCTTGACAGTGACCTACAAGTACAAATTAAAAAAGTTACAGATGTATATGGACATTTATTGATTGATAAGGTTACACCAAACTTTAATGAAAATATTAAAGCATGCTTATCGTCAGGCTTAAAAAACTCTAGCATTAATCGATGCACAGCTTCTATACAAGCAATTGTTAATGTCCAACTTAGAAAATTAAAACTAAATACTTTAACAATACAAAAATATCCAGAAGATGAATCTTTAATTACTTATCATACTGATGAAGAAGTTTATAAATTAATAGAACATTCCGGCAAGATAAAACCATTAGTATGCTTTTTATATTATACGGGATGCAGAATATCCGAAGCTGTCAATATAGAGTGGAAAGATATAAATTATGATAAACAAGAAATTGCAGTCTTTATGACAAAAACAAAAAAATATAAATACATTCCAATCCATCCTAAATTAAAATTAGAGCTGGGTACGCCAGCTGTAGGAAAAGTATTTCCATACTCATCTAGACATACGATCAAAAGGCCTTGGAAAAAAATGCAAGATCTATCTGGGGTAAAAACTAATCCACATAAGTTTAGACATACGTTTGCTACTAAGATGATACAAAATACAGATCTAAAAACTATGATGGCAGTAGGTGGTTGGCAAACAGAAAAAATGGCATTACGTTATGCTAAAGTTGTTAATGAAAGAAAAATACAGGCAATAAATCATTTATAAGCTATGCTGGTGTAACTCATTGGTAGAGTGCCATATTGGTAATATGGAAGTAGGAAGTTTGATTCTTCTCATCAGCACCAGATTAGGGAATAAAGGACAAACTGTTACCGGCATTCCCCGGTATTAATAATCGATACCGAGGGTATTAATAATCAATACCGAGTGTGCTAAATTTGTGCTAGTTTTAAAAACACGTAAGGACACATGCTTACAAAAGTATTGGGAAATAACGTTTCTTTATGTGCAAATATGTGCACGTAGAATGGGGGTTTTGTTGATAATCAACGATTTTCCTTCCTTGGTAATAAAGAGTCAACCCACCTAAACATAAAAAATAATAGATAAAGTGCAATTATGTGCTTTGTTCTAACGTGTAATTGTGTATAATAAGTTGTAACAAACACAAAGGAGACACTAATGAAATACGAACTACATCAAATAAAATTAACTCAAACAGAGATTGATTATCTTAATGCTGCAAAAAATCATGACGCTCTTGACAAAAACAAATTGCGTTTAGATATGCAGTTTACTCTGGCTAACGAAGAATTAATTACAATGGTTAAAAAAGCATTAGCTGAAAATTATTACACACATGTTTCAAACATTAAAACAGACAAAGGTTTAGATGGTGTTTTTGAAGTAGGCAATATTGGACCTGAAGAGAATATCGAAAGATTTTCTAATATGAGTTCTGCTTCTGTTGGTGACATTGTTGTTGATCCCCAGGGTAAGAAACACGTAGTGGCAGCATTTGGATTTGCGGAGGTAATATAAAATGAGAGCTATGCATTTACCTCTGGCAATTCAAGAAAAATTAAATAAGCAAGATGAAAAGATTGATAACTTATTATTACTATTAGAAAGACTGCAAATAAAATTAAGAGAACTCGAAAGGAAAAATGCGCCTAGCAGTGATAATGGTAAAGTAACTTTTCATCATCCAGCTATACATTTTCCGATGGAGTCTAACTGAAAGTTGCGTAAATAAGGGGAGCAACCTCATAGTAACAAACACAAAGGAGGCTCCCCTAAGTAAACATATATATAGTATTTTTAATTATAAAAGACTTTTTTTGACTTTTTTATTTTTGTGGCCCACTTCAAAATAATCTCTTTCAGCATAGACTTCTCTAAAAGACTTACCTTTATTTTGCAAACCAAGTTCTTTATTTTTCTTTAATTGTTTTGCAAATGCACCATCACCAAGACCTTGTTTTTCTAAACTTGCAATCGCTTTATCGTATATATTCATTGTATCTATCCCTATTTATTATCATTGTATCATAAAACATTAAATCTGAAAACGAAATACCTTCATAATTCTCATTTATAAATTCTATTAAATTAGAGTAATTTTTTAATTGAGCATCAAAAATTTTATCTTTTTCTTCTTTCGGTAATTCATTATAATTTTCATAACCATCGTACTCTGGAATATATTGTGTTCTAATTCCAACATATTCATCTCTTCCTGTAAAACCTAATACAGGATTTACATTATCTTGCACTTTCATATCTTTAATAAAAGTAAAACCAGGAAAACCTTTTTCATTTAAAACTGTAATAATTTCATCAACAGCTTTTTCATCATATTTTTCACTAAAATATATTTCAGTACCTGGTCTTAAATTTTCTTTGTTGTCATCTATTGAATAATTATCTTTTGATATAACTCTAGAAACAAAAGTTGAGTCTTGATCGTATTTTTTAGCTTGCCCTACCGCATTAGTAACAATTTTGTTCTTATCATAATTTTTATTAGTTACGATCTCAACATCTACTGAAGTTTCACTACTCCCCAAGTATTTACCAAATGTAGGTACAACCTTTACAGCTCTGACATCCTGATCATCTTTTAAAAAATTAATAAAGCTTTGTTTAATATCGAGTGCTTGCTCTGAAGTTTGTTCTAATAAAGGTCTAGTTCCAGAAAGACCAACAATATATCTATCAGTACCAGCTCTTAAATAGACTTCATCTAAGTTGGCCATAGCTGAAAATTTTTCATCAACTGTGGATTTACTACTGTCTATTGTTTTTCTATTAATTGTAACTTCATCTTGCAGCTCTTTAGGTAACCCAAAGAACATTTTTTCAAATTCAATTGAACCACCTGAAGCTGGTGACCAGCCATTTTTTGCCCACAGTTCTTTTTCTTTAAACCAATTTAAGGCTTGTAACTGTTTTGCATCTATTTCTACACCTATTTCTTTAAGTTTATTAACTGCTTCATTAAAAACTTTTTGACCAAATCCGTATTCACCACCAACAGTTTTATTATCTTTTAAAACTTTTCCACTGACAGTATTCTCAGCATGTACAGGTATTTTACCTCGTCCAGATAATCTTCTTAAATACCTAGCCATCCAAAGATCAATAACAGCATTATTTCCAGCTCCGGCTAAATTCTGTGTGTAATTTATTGTTTTAGCAGATCCACCTTGTTTTAAAATTCTGAATTTATCTAACAAGGCAGTCATAGTTGGTGGGGAGTTGATGCCAAACAATGCTCCAAATGACCCATCTTCATTAATTTTTCTTAATAAAGGATATTTTTTTTGTGCTGCCTCTGCTCCATTTTTATTTTTAATTTGAATATGTTTATTTGCATATTGGAAAGGTGTAATATTTTCTTTTTCTAAAGTTTTGATATATTTTTCAATAACTTCATCATACTTACCTTTTGAATAATTTTCTAAAACTTGTGTAGCATTTGCAAAATTATCTCGAACATTAGTATTGGCAGAAGTAGTTCCAAGAACGTCAGCTAATAAATCATACATGCCACCAAACTCTTCTCTGCCTTGTTGAACCTGACTATCATACCAATTTTTTTGTTTTAAAATTGCTATTGCTTCTTTGTCACCGCTTTCTGCTCTTAAATAAATATCTTGTGTTTCCTTAACAACAGAATTTACCATGTCATTAAAATAATCTTCATTTGATCCTACATAATCTTCAGGAGGATTGTTGTAACCATAAGGTATTTTTTTATACACCGGCTTATCATCTACAACTTTTAAAACTTCTGTTTCTTCCCAATCAGTAGGTTGACTAGATTTGTTTACTTCATATATATTTAATAAGTCAGATGGTTTTACATTTTCTTTTTGATCAACAACTCCAACTAATGAAGGCCTATCTAAAAGTAAACTAGGTTGTTTGTTATCGGATTCTAAATTTGTAATAAAATCAGAAGGTTTGCTAGACTCAGGTATAGGTGTAACATTACTGTAATCAATCTGCTCTACTTCTGGAGTAGATAAAAGTCCTGAAAGTTTTTCAGTTTCAGGAGTTATTAAAGGATCTGATTTTATGTCATCAGCAAATGTTTTATTAGTTCCTAATCCTCTATTATACTCAGCTTCTCTTTCGATATCCGCAGCATCTGGCGCATATACTTCTCCGGAAGGTGTTTCTATAACATCTCTAAAAGCACTTATAGATGGATTTTGTAGGTTATTGTATAAAAAATTTCCTGTATTTATGAGATTGTCTTTACTTAATAGACCTTGATTAACTGCTTCTGTTGCAGCTCCACCAGCTAAAAGAGAGTTCATTAGTTGTGGTTTTTTTATAAGGCCTAATAAGCCTTGTCCTATTAAATTAGTTATCATTGATTTTTGTTAAATATTGTATTTCTTTCACTACACCTTTTGGAATTACTTGAGAACGACCAAAAATATCGTCTTCATTATTAAAATCTTTATCTGCTGATATAATTAAGTAGTCTTCATTTTCTGTAATCAGATAACCCATAGAGTCAATGATGCAAGGCTTGCTCTCTAGTAGTTCTGCTTTTGTCTGCCAGACTGAAACACTACATTCATTGGTGTCATACCACACAACATTGACCATATGAGGGATAGACATTATTTTTTCTTTTTATTTAAATCTTTTTTGTGTACTAACTTTTTACTATTTTTAGTGTGGATTTTTCCGGTATGAAGTGAGCCATCAGACATTTTGTGGGTACTACCTTTCCACTCCTTACCATCTTTAGTGTAATGTTTTACACCCTTCATTTTTTCTTCTTCTTGTTTTTCTTTTTCTTAACAGTAGGTTTCATTGGTGGTCTACCTTTTTTACTTCCGTATGTTCCTTTTCCGTATGGCATAATTATTTATCCTTTCATCTTTTTTGATATAAACATATTTTTGACAAGACTTGTGCCTTTACCAAACTTTTTATCAGCTGATTTTTTGGCAGCTGCGTAACCTTTTTTACCTTTTAACTTCTTAGGTTTGCCTAATGCTTTAGGTCTTTTCTTATCCCAGACTTCCTTTTTTTTCATGATTGCCTTTCTACCACTTAACTTTATTTGCCCAAAAAGCTGCGGACATTTTTCCTTTAGCTATATTTTTTGCATGACGAGCTTTAAATGACTTAGCTCTTGCAGTCATCTTTCTATCACCGGTCTTACCTTGCTGACCAAAACGAATTGTTTTTATTTGGTCGCCATCTTTAGCAACTACAATGTGAGATTTTGTTTTATGACCTGGAGTTCTTTTAGGTTTATTAAAGCCACTTACACCAGCTCTTTCGAGCCTGGCATCTTTACTCATTTGTTATTCCTGATGAATTTAGAATTACTTGCTCTTGTTTTTCTAATTGTTCACCAAGGTTATGATCTGCAAAAAAATCTGCCTTAGACTTTTGTAAAGCAACAACATCATCAACAGTTATTGATCTTATTTTTTCTCTTAGTTCAGCGTTTTTTTCTGCCCAATTATCAAGACGATCTGTTAAAAATTTTATATGTAAGTCTTTTTCTTCAATTTGTTTGAGTAAGTCTTTATTGATTTTTTTTTCTTTTCTTACTCTTGCTTCTACTTCTTTGACTGTACTCATTTTTTAAATAGCTTAGCTGCACCTTGTGCGCCCTTAATTCCAAAACTCGCAGAAATAGCGATATACAATAAATTGTGATAATACGATGGTAAATCTTGTAAGGCGACAAAGCCTTTATGGATATGTTCTTGCCAAGGTGTGAATACTAGTACCGCTGGCAAAAGTAAAACTACTAAACTTACCTCATCTTTCCAGGAACCTTTCATCTGATCTACTGCTGAGGCTTCCCAAGCAACCTTACCCGCTATCTGGTCTTCTTTTAATTTTGTTGCCGCTTTGATTTCAGTAACAGCTAACTCTGCTTTTGCTTTTTTGGTTTCAACAAAACCTTTAACAGCTTGGCTAGCTACACCTAATAAAATATTTATCATCTACACACCCCTAACATATCTACATAATGCTGAACTCTTGATGTAAGTTGACGATAATATTTAGAGTCTTTTAATTCGTTGCTTGCGTCAGGATATCGGCCATCTTTAATACACTGAATCATATTTTTAAAAAGTTTTGTACCAGATAATCCCATATTATAAATCATAGAGATCAACACAAAGTGTACAGCTTGAGGTTGCTCGGTTCCGTCTAATATTTCTTCACAGCCTTTAACACATTTTTCAAAAGCTTCCTGGAACATGTCTTCCAGCTCTGACTCAGTAAAATCTCGTTTTTCTTTTCCTATATTTAATCCATGACCAACTGTCCAAAAGTCCTCTTGAACTTCTGTCTCTTCACCACTGCTTTTTATATAGTTATAACTTAGTTTATAGGGCACCGAACTATACCCTTCTGCGTCTCTTATATGCTGTTTTATTTCTTCATAATTAATCATTTTTTGTAAAATCCTTTAATCTTTGATAATTTGCTTCCGATACATCTTTTAATAAATGAGGTAACCAAGTAATATCAATCTCATTTGGAACGCCTTCTTTTAAATCTTTGTATTCATCTCTAGTAAAAGATACATAGAGCTTACCGCCTTGATAAACTATTCTCATGTTTGACCTGTCCAGCGACCATTACTATCAAGAGGCATTGTATGAATACAAGGCTGGCAATAACCACTATAGCCAATGCTAGCTACTGAGATTATTGGTCTTTTTATAAAATGCTTTTGATATCTAAAGTTTTCATGTTTTGGGTTTATAGAACTCCCAATGACGAGCGCAAAATTTAAGCTTGTTGGGGATGACCAATAAAATGCTTCAGCCTTAGTATGCTGGTGGCTGACAATTAGAGAGCAACCTAATTCTTTAGAGCTTTGCAAAACACTTGATTTAAAATGGTGTGTAAAAAAAACTCTGTTACCATTAGCAAGTTTTACAATTAATTTTTCATGCCAATTCCAATCAGCCTTAATATCTAAAATGTGATTTAAGTCTTTTATATATTCTCTTGGTATTCCATACTTCTCAGCTTTTCTAGTAACTCTTATATCGTGATTACCATATAAGATATCCATTTTTGGAAATAGCTTTTCTAATTTACGAATAGATTTTTTAGCTTTATTTATTTCTATAACAGGTGAATCCATTTCGGCCGAGCTGTCATAGAAGCTAAGACTTCCCATATCTGCAAGGTCACCAAGATGGATAACTTGTGTCCACTTAGTTAAAGATTTTATTTTTTTAATCCATTTAAAATAATCTGGGTGTTCTGCTGGAAAGTGAGTATCACTTAAAAGAAGTAATTTTTGATTTGCCATATAGAAATATTATTAAATTTAAATAATTATCGAAATAATATGATTATACGTGATTACACGTAATTTCTGTTTTTTTAGTAATTCTTCAGTAATATGAGTGTATTATTTG